CCTTAGCCCAGAGCATATACCAGTTACGGTCGCCGGGTGTAGGATCCACCACCATATAATTAGTGCCGTCCTTAGGTATCTGGTCTTTCCTGCAAATATTCCTGTCTGTAAACCTCGGAAACTTGCCCACTACAGGATTACTGACATACCCGTAGGCCCTGATCTCTCGCTCTTCCCTAGTCCTACCCTGCAGCGTCTGCTCCATTCTCTCAAACGGGCTGTAGGGATTCCATTCCGAAAAAAACCAGAATATCTTTCCTGATCCGCTTCGAGTCCTCGCAGTGTATGGCATATGCCCTCGAGGCACTCCGTCAATGGGACTGTCATCGTCGCCAATAAGCTTTGCGTCCCTAGTCTGCTCGATGATAGCACCGTCCATCGCATCCTTGACAGTGCTTGTAAATCCCTCGATTGGTGTGAAGGTTACGACTAGCTTGCCTTTACGCGAGATAAGACGGTATTTGAGAGTCTGTATCCACGCCATAGGGACTAACTCGTCACACCAAATCAAATCAAGCTCAGTTCCCTCCATTGAGGACAGCTCCTGAGAGTAATTCTTAAACCAGCACTGGCTCCCGTTAGGGGCCACAAAGGTCTTATTACTGAAACCGTTCTTCTGGGAGAAGCCTATGTTTACCACAGCCCTCTGCGCTTTCCGTTGCTCCTTCCACGGCACAGGCAAATACTCATGCACGTAAGGCTGCTGGACCTGCACTGAAGAGTCATGCGTAGAGTGACAGCACCAGACCGCAGACCTAGCCTTGTTGGCCAGAGTCCTGACTACTCTCGAGGCCATATACCGTGACTTCCCTCCCCTGTTACCTCCGAAGATATACACTATGTCTACCTTCGGGTCTTCCAGAGCCTTGTCAGCGTCTTTCCAGTGCGTAAACAGGCCGTTCGTATTGTGCCAGTCAGAGCCGTAGTTGAAGGGATCGTTCTTCTCGAGATTGATCAGCTCCTCCCTCTTCAGGTAGAAGTCCTCGAGAGCTCCCTCGGCAGCCATAGCCTGAGCTTCTTCCCTGTTGGGAATAGGGTATACAGGATGTGGCGTCCAGTTCATGCTAGTATCTGTCCAGTTGCTTTGGGCGGCCCTTGCAGAATAGCTTGCCTGAGTCCTGCTCTACCCAGACAGGGATCTTCAGGCCCTTCTGGAATGGGCTGCTGTCAGTCACCCTGACAATGCCCAGATCTGTGCTCAGTAGTCTAGGGTTCATAGGGCGGCCTGTGACAGTGGCTTCTCGTGGCTCCTTGCCAGCCTTCCAGCGCAGGTCCTGCGTGTCCAGCATAGTCCTCCTGCGAGCCTTCTTGCCTCTGGTGCGTCTGTGTGGAGTATCTGTTTTGCTCATTTATTTTGCGCGGGGGGATCCGCAACGATTGCTGCTAAAATCCGAAACCGTTGACCCCCTCCCCCCATCTTGTGCTGTTTCTTCGCACAATATACCTTACGTTTAATAGAAAGAATATACCTACTTACTCTCAACTACCTCTGCTTCAATGACTTCCTTAGGCTTGCACTGCTTGATCAGCTCTTCTAGTGCAGGTCCTGACAGATTTACGGTCTCATGTCTAATAGTTGTGGAAGGTTTACCGAGGAGCTGTTCGACTTTGTCGATTAAGATCCCAGTAGTGACGGGCAACTGCTGTGGCTTCATCTCACCACTCTGAAGCGCACTACTCAGCCTCTCCAGAGCTAGGTCTCTTGTCTTCACAAGCTTCTCGAGGAAAGCCTCTTGAGCTTGGGGATCTCTGTCAGCCTGCTCGATCATCTTCAGGCCAAGTTCACGGGATACACCGAAGACCTCCATCAGTGTATCTACACCGAAACCATTCTTAGCTGCCTTCAAGATACTCTCGTATCTCTCAGGATCTACGCGCTTGAGTCCTTTACCTGTGTAGCGAGCTATACCTGCTGCCTCTAGGTCAGGATTCCATTTGGTCTTAACTCCCATAATTTACTCTGTAATCTGCCAGCCGCCCATCCGAGTATATGTCTATTTCTCGTTTACGCAATCATATAGCGTAAATGCTGAGATGGGGATGTGGGTGACTAGGCCTATATCTTGATCATCGCCTCTGTCTGTCCTTCCACCCATTCTCCAGTCAGGGTAAGGGACAGTCATGTCCAGAGAGCCTAGGGCGTCTGTCCACTGCACCCAGAGGCTTACCTTGATGTCTGGGTTGATTAGGGTATACCAGCCTGCTGCAACGAATTTGGAGGTGCAGAGCATGAAGGTGTCATGCTGCTGGTGTGGTATGTTCCTGCACTTGACCTCTATGAGCTCTGTGACTTCGCCTGCGGTGGTTGCGGCATAGTCGAAGTGGTGTCTGGGTGGTAGAGGCATGAGGACCTGCTTGAGGATCCTCTCTGCCTTCACCTTGACAAGCGTCTGCCTGTCCCTGTCTGCGTCAGACTCGTATACTGGTCTCATAATCCTTGAATGCAGACATGACGCTCTCTGAGAGCTCTATACTGGAGCAGTCATTGTCTACTACGTAGTCAGGCCTGACATCGTCGATGCTGGTCTCTGATATATGTGTATCGTCTGATGATTCGGAGGCTCTGCGTATCATGATGACTCTGCCGCCTAGGCTGTGGATCCATTCGACCTCAAACGGAAAACGGATGTCATCACATATCATTATGTTATGATTTAGCTGCAGCATGTTCCATCTGGCTGTAGCTTTCTTGACCCAATAATCAAAGCCGTAGAGCTGCTTCATAGCCTCTCCGTATGTCTGCAGGACTGGCCGCAGTATCGACTTGTTGTGAGCGGTCACAGGCTGCGCTATGAGGGCTACAGCATCCTTAATGGGGTCTGCTAGGCTGATTCTTACTGCCGTTGTTGGAAACGCTCTTAGAATAGCCTTTGAGGCCTCCGTCTTGCCTGACCTCTTCTTGCCGCTGAAACCTATGACTAGCTTAGTTTGATCCATTGTCCTCACTCCCGTCTTCAAAGTGTGCATCATCGTCTGCCATTGCAGAGAGTGCCTTGATTAGAGCCCCTAGGTCAGCGTTGTTCTTGATCTGCATCTCGAGGGATGCAGTTGATTCAGAACAGGCTGAACTATACATTATATTGATTATCATATTGGCGATTTATCCCCTTGTTCATGTGACTTGTCTACTCCCCTGAATCTACCGTTCCAGCGGGTCCACTCAAGCTCTGCCTTGCCTGTCTTGCCGTGCCTGTTCTTCCTGACTATGAAGTTGACCCTTGTCTGGTCTTCACGGTCTGGCTGGTGCAGGAAGCTGACAGAGTCTGAGTCCTGTTCAATTGCTCCTGACTCGCGTATGTCTGATAGAGAGGGCTCCCTGTCTGACATGTCGATCATCCTGTTCATCTGTGACAGTGTCACAAACGGGACGCCTGTCTCCATAGCCGCCATCTTGAGTGTCCTGCTGATCTCACTCACCTCAACCACCTTATTCTGATTTCGGTAGGCTGGGGGGACAATCTGCAGGTAATCCACGATGAACAGCTTGACGTTCTTCTGCTTAGTCAGCCGCCTAGCCATAGAGCGGATCCTGTTCACATTGATAGAGGGCTGGTCCTCGATTGTGATGGGTAATCTGGTGAGCGTTGAAGCTCCTGTGGCAATCTTCCTTATGTCTCCCTTGCCTGATTCCTTATACCAGCCTATGTCCTCGCCTGTGAGGTTGCCAAGCAGTCTCTCTCCGATCTGCGCGAATGGCATCTCGTAGGTGAAATACACTACATGCTCATCCCTCTGAGCGGCCTCGAGCATGAGCTGCACAGCTAGGGCTGACTTACCACAACCGGGCCTCGCTGCGATGGTGTTCATAGAACCGGGCTTAAATCCCCTCAGGATCGCGTCTATGGCTCCTATGCCTGTCTTACACCCGTTGCTGGGTAAACCACCCTTAGAAGCCTCCTCAAGCGTCTCTACGAGGCTTCTCCAGCCTGTCTTCTGATCCCTGACGCCAGCGGAGCTCTTTGTGACCTCGTAGAAGTCGCTCTCGAGACGGTTCAGGAGCTCCTTCGATGGTAGGTCCTCCTTGAAGTTCTCAAGAGCATTCCAGTAACGCTCGAACACAGACCTCTTGACCCTGACCTCCTCAAGCTTCGGATAGTAGTAGGACAGCATCGAGCTGGGGTAGCCTTCAGAGCAGAGGTTGTTGAGCAGCATACCTGCTCCCTGAGACTGGTCTCGGACTGTCAGGTAGTTGACCTCGTTGTTCTGCTCGGAGAGCTTTACAGCGGCGTCCCAAACTTTCTTATGAAGAGCCCCGTGAAAGTGATCACTTTGGACTCCCAGCTCAACTGCCTCCTCAAAGCCTCCCTCGAGAGCTGCACCGAGGACTGCGTTCTCATACTGCAAGCTGTGTGGTATCTTCCAGTCAGTCTTCATTGCGACCTCCTCTCAGACTCTGCCCAACGAGGTAAGAAGCAACGAAGGCTGCGTGTCTTCCTGAGTCAGAAATTTTTTCTTCTATAGTAGCACTGTTAGTTACTGTCCCTGATTTGGGACACGTAGTCTGTTTTTTGATCGTTTCGGGCCTGTTTTTTCCTGAACGTGTCCCTGATTTGATACACGTATTTTCATTACGTGTCCCTGATTTGGGACTCATACGTGTCCCTGATTTGAGACACGTTGCCTTCAGGCATGTCTTCTTGCCATCGGTTTCTGCCTCGATCCAGCCTCCCTCAAGGAGCTGCTTCTGGGTCTTGAAAAATGTATTCTTACTCATATGAAGTGCCTTCGAGATATTGCGCTTGTCTTCAAAGCAAGAGCCTCTCATAAGGACGTATGAGTATACAGATAGCTGGTGCGGATTAAAGTTTTGTTGGAATAGCCATTCCGGGATAAAAGGTTTCTGTCTCATTTGGTTATTTTCTTAATTGTATTGGTTAATTTCTCGCCTTCAGGGCCGCAAGTCCTGAGCCCTTGAATGAATGATCGAGCATTTAATTTGGTGACCTTCCCGTTGTCGAGAATTTCATTCACATAATTTAAATACTCAGGGCGATCATCTACATAGGGCTCTCCCCAAGAGATGAGAGGAGGCAATTGAAAGTCTTCTGGCCAATGAACCTTCTTGACTGTGAACTCCTCAATTGCCTCCTGCACTAGCTGCGGGAGAGTGTGGTATTTATCTCTCGGCAGCTTTGGCATTACATGACTCCATACATGCTGACAGTCACGGGCTCGTCAGGTGTGTAGTCAGGCCACGAATTGTGCTTGATGCCGTTCTTGAGTGTGTCATAGGCCTCATCAAGCTCCTTCCTGACAGTGTCAAGGTCACGCGGAGTGAACTCGATCAGGCTGCTCTTGTAAGGCCACTTCGTCTCTACCACAGCCCAATACCACTTCTCGATCTCTACGCCTGCAGCCTTGCACATGTCAGTGTAATTGACCTGCTGCCACAGATACTTCAGATCCCTCGCCTTGTAGACAAACTTACGAGGATGAGCGCCGCCAGCAGCCGTGGTCTTCAAGTCAATGACTATAGGACCTGACTTCATGTCTATGCGGCACTTGACATCGCAAATGCCTCGGTAGTTTCTGACAAAAACAGATGACTCTGTCCTATACTCCCTGAGGTCTCTCACTATGGGGAGCCGCCAGAACTGTCTCGACATAGCCTTTGCGTCATCGACCTCGACTTGCTTGACAATCTCCTTGCCTGCCTGCTCTTGCTCTTCCCACCAGTCCCTGTTCTTGACGAGCCTCCGATTTTCACGGTCCTTAGGACACACAGAGTAGATGTTGTCAAACTCGTCAGGCTCAAGAATCAGGCTGTGGACCAGCCTGCCAAACCGCATTGCTGGCGAGTCAATAGCAGGTGCGTTTCCCTTGATTTTCTGATGGAACTCATACGGATTTTCAATGAGTTTAAGATCAGAGGTAGAGAGGGCGGGGTCAGCCCGGTAGACTGACTCCGCTAGATTGTAGTAACAGCCCGTCTCAAACTTAGAAGGGGGCAGTAGTTGCTTCTGATTCGATAGCTTCATCTTGTTCTCCAAAGATATGTATGTATTCAGGGCTGTTCTTGATCTTATTCTTCATCCACTCAGGGACTCGGTCCCATCCACCATTGGTATCGCCAATTTCGTAACAATAAGGCTCGTTGGTGAGTTCCTTAGCTTCCATTCCTTTAGGTAAAGCTGTAACCGAATCGATGTTGTCATACATCTGACCGTCTTTACCTTTGCGATGAACAACGCTCACAAGGCAGGGCTTGCCTAGCTGGTCCTCTAAAGTAATACCAGCGGCCAGCTCCTTGTCTGTAAACGCTTTCCCATTCAGTGCCTTGAGCTGCTTTAATAGATTCGATTTCTCGTTTAGAGAAGCCGTCTCTATTTTGCATCTGCCCATAGGCTGTGGTCCGTCTTCCTCTCGGAATACGTGTGTCTCATCAGGTAGCTCATACATCAGAGCAACCTGCTTTTTCGGGCCATAGAAAGTGTCCTGTGTTCCTAGGTCTACGATTCCGTAGAGCCTCGCAACCTGACTACCTTCGGGGACCATTTTTCGTTCTCTTCTTCCAGTATTGTATTCTAGCTTCATATACTTTTATTGTTTGTTTGTATCTGTTCCTCCAGCGCTTTTATATCGCAGCACTGAAAAATTGTTAACAAGTGTTCTGCCTGTAAAATTGCTATCCACTTTCCGTGATTTTTCTTCCATACCACGCAAGGGATCTCGTAGTCCTTTGCGTCTCCCTCTGATTGGGCTAACCAATCCCTGAGCAGTGCTTTCTCTGTATTCTTAACTTCCCAGTGAACAGGCAAATCGTGGCAGGTTACGTCTGGTGCATCGTGGCCCTGCTGGCTCTGGTGGAAACCTGTGCGCTTCGCTGTGTAGCCGAAGAACTGAAGGACCTTGACCCACATTCTCTCACCTCGCTTGCCTTTATCTTTACTGTTCATTAATACTTTTTGTGGCTGTTTTGATCTATATACTGCGAGCACAGATCAAATACGGAACCCCACTCGTCCTTGCGTCCAGAAAGGTGCTGTAGCAGACCTATGAATTCAGCATCATCACGGGCGTCATATTGTCTGCCAACAACGTCACAAACAGATGATGCTTGCTTGTTATATGTAAACTGCCTGTCGCAATCGTAGTTCTCTAGATCTTCTATCGTAGTTAATTTAATCTTGCTTGTTTTCATATTATTGATCGATTGAGTAAGCACCCTGTGACTGAGTGTCTGCCTTGTTGTTCTGTGCTATAGCAACATGCCCCATTGACATGCAGGCTCTGTGAGGGAGACCTGTTGCTTCCTGCATCCTGTCTGCCTCAAAGATTACCCACTCCCTGTTGGTCACCCTTCCAAACTCGGAGTTAAACAACTCATCATTGTCAGGAAGCCAATCGGTCATGACATACGGAAGGTCCGGAGGACACGTTCTTGCAGGTAGCTCTGTGACAGTGCAGGGCCTTGAAGTAAACCCAATGGCGTATTCTTCAACAGCCTGTATCCAGTTCCAGATTTCCTGATTGCGGTAGCTGCTAATTGCCAGCCAGTCGCCTCGCGCTATGTGGTAACCGTTGCCAGTGGCCTGTCCAACATCAGTGAAGCTCTTGCCAGTAACCTGCCTTAACACGTAGTGGCACAGCTTGCGGGTGAGAGTGCTGTCCAGCAAATCACCGTTACCTGTCACCTCTTTAATTCTTTCGACTCCGTGCTTCACGGTGACCAACGTAGCAAACGTCTTTGGCTTGACAAGTTTTTTTTTACGTTGACTAGATGGAGCTCAATACCTAACGTCACTAAATGCTCAAGAAAGCAATAGTTCTAATGGCCTATAATAGGCCAGATTACTTCATACAAACATGTCTAAGTGTGAAGCCTCAAGTGACAGATGAAGACGTTATAATCTTTTTGGATGGGGCCGTTAACACTGAGAAAGGTGAATCTTCTGCAAGGAATGCTAAGTTAGTCGAAAGGAGCAGGGCCATAGCTTTAGAGGTGTTTCCAAAGGCTAGGATATACCAGAATTCAGTCAATGCTGGGTGTGGGCTTCAGTGGGCTGCTATGCTTTCAACGGTTTTTGACTTCCTGCATTACGATGAGATCATAGCCATCGAAGATGACCTTGTCTTAAGTAGTCACTACATAGGGACTGTTAACAAAATGCTCTACAAATTTAAGGATGACTTCAGGGTAGGCGTGGTGTCTGCTATCTCTGAAAGAACAAAAGAAGAGCACGATCCTTATTTAGACTGCCTAACAACTTGTGGTCACTTATGGGGGATAGGGATCTGGAAATCTCGCTGGGCAATGTGGCGGGATGATATGGCTAAGTGGTCATCTGTGTTCCATAAGCATAAAGAGTCTGACATACAGAAAGTCATTGATCACATAAGGAGTTTGGGGGGCAAGAAATCAGAGGGAGCTGTTAACGATTCTATGCTGTATAATATTATGCTCAAGAACAACCAGACCCCAGTAAGCACTGTTGCAAATTGCGCTAGATACATCGGTAAAACCGGAGCTCACGGAACTGAGGAATACTATGATGAGAGAGGATTTTCGGAGATACCTCTGCATGAGGGTCCAGTGTATTACAACGAGCCTGACGGTGAGTTTTTTAAAGACGCACAGAAAAGTTTAAAGGAAATTTATGGATTCAATATTTAAACCTAAGGTTCAACCTTCTGGAGATGCCAGCAAGAAACACTTGCTGGTGATTGCGGGGGCAGATAATCGCGCTCAACTTTTAGACACATTGTTTGAGAGGTGTGGGAGTTACTTTGACTCAATGATACTGACTGACACGGGCAGCACTGACCATACGAAAGACATCGCAGAGAAGCACTCAGTCAGATACATAAAAAGGGAGCTTAATTGTGATCTGCCTGTCTGCCACGATCTAGGCCTTGACTCGATTCCTAGCAACGAATGGGTCATGCCGTGCGATAGCGATGAATGCCCGTCAAAACCCCTACTGGACGGCATAGAAAGGATTACTAGTGATGCGAACCATTTGAAAATTGCCAAGTATCTGCTTCCTTGCAGAGGTCATTGGTTTGACATTTCAGGCAAGCTTGTTGGAGATTCCACGTTTCATACAGTTGAAAATAACTGGAGACACTTACTGGATCCTAACCAGAACTTTGCTCAACCAAAACTCATAAAGAAGACTAAGGACCTGCACATAAAATTTAGAGCCTCACACTACTCTTTTGTGAATGAAGGACCTGCAATTTACCAACCTCTCCCGTGGAATCACTACAAAGGCATTAAAAGCAGAAGCAAAAGCGCGTTTATTCACGGGTTAAGTTACCCAGAAGAGCATGACTTTACGGGAAAGGAAGCTGAAGACTGGAAGGTTTTAAAGAGCAAGCTTGACGTTTCTATGAAAGACATCTCTCTTTGGACAGCCCTTAAACAAGCACCAGAAGAGTGCCTGAGTTTGTGGGGGGGCTGGAAAGGTTTGAGTAAGGACAATGTGGCTAACTGGGTCTATAGATTTGTTTTTGAATTTGACTGGAACGGAGAAGAGCCGAAGTGTAATGAGACCTGCTGTGACTATTCATGATACCGCAATTGTAGAAGACGGTTGCCTTATAGAAGAGGGCGTCAGCGTGTGGCACTTTGCTCACATACGTAAACTTGCGCGTGTAGGCAGTGGAACAACTATTGGGAAGGGAGTGTTTATAGACGAGTCAGTGACTATAGGGTGTAACTGTAAAATCCAGAACGGATCCAACATATACAAAGGCTCAGTCATAGGATCCGGTGTGTTTATAGGGCCGGGAGTAATTCTTGCAAATGACAGGTATCCATCAGCAATTAATGAAGACGGATCAATAAAAACGGCAGATGATTGGCTGTGCGAAGGAGTGACAATCGAGGACGGTGTATCTATAGGAGCAGGAGCAATTATTCTTCCCGGCGTAACTATCCGCAGCCGCAGTGTAATCGGTGCAGGGGCTGTCGTATGTAAAAACGTAGACGCAGGAACTCACGTAGGAATTCCCGCAAGAAACATTTTGACATGAAGGTATTGACGGAGTAAAAGAAGAACTGTGTCGCGTTTTTGGTTATTTGTCGCGGCGCTGTGTTGTAATATTAATCGTGTCTTCCCGCAGGGTGTATTGGCCCTGCGGGTTTTTTTGTGTTACTTGCTTAGATACCGCTCGGCTGCTTCAACGGATCCAAACACAGGGCCTATACGGCGTCCTGTTGGGCCATAGACCCTCACTCCTGCGCGGCTGGATGTCTGCACAGCCCTGTGGCCTTCTGGAGTGTTATAAACTGCTCCTCCTCGGTTGTTGAGAGATCTTGCCGGGGAGAACCTTTGGCCATCACTCATTGGCCTTCTATACATTGTCTCCGATATTGAAAAATCCTTGTTTCTGCCTTTATTTTCTACAAACCCAAACCTCTTGTAGAATGATTTGAGTCTTGCTTTGCTTCCACCAAAATCTGATGAAGGCGTCAGCTTGATTGTCTTCTGATCCCTGTCTGCTATCTGAGAAAGGTCAGTCATGAATTGACTGCCAATGCCCTCTGACCTTTTGTCTTTTGGAATCACTATTCTGCTCAAGATTATGTCTCCACCAGACTGAACCGATGCACTGATGCTTGCCCCAGATTCTTGATAATTCTGCACGAGGTCATCAACAGTAGCCGCAGGGGAGAACTTGTTGGCTTCCTTGCGAGCCTCCTTCATTGCCTCAACTCTAGCTTTACCCAATGATGACCCATACTTTTGTTTCACCGGATTCTTGTGTGTGCGCGGGTCAAGAATTTTGGGAGTGATTGTTGGTTGAAATTCTGGGTCAGTTAGACTCCTCATGCTTAGTGTCCTGAATGCAGCCTTTCCTACATCGCCCTCTTTGGAGACTCTCTGGTCTAACTTTGGAGCGCCAGTGACTGGGTCAACCCGATTCTCAAACTGCTTGCGTAGCAAGTCGAACACACTCAGCCTTCCCTTAATGTTTGAAATTGATTTACCAAGAACTCCCAGCCTGTAAGAAGGGTGAACAGGCAAACCTAAGTCACGAGGATCAACTAGCGATGATGGCCCCGATTGATCGAACTGAATTGCCTTTACGATGTCGCCAGTCCTGTATCCGTCTTTCTCCCTGTAAGCGGACATGCCTTCAGCAACATCTTTCCAGAAAATGCCTCCGTATTTATTTTTGTATTTCTTAGAAGCGAACTTCTGCCACATAGTCTTCCTAACCTCGAAAGGCATTTCTGGGAAAACGCTCTCAAGGTCTTTGAGGCTTTTGATTTCTATCTTTTCCCACTTCTTAGGCTTCGATGCGGTAAATTTTTTGCCAGCTTTTTCTGCTGCTGCTTTGTCTCTAGAGTCTTTACTGAGTCTGTTTTTCTTGATTGTTTGACGGATCGCGGCAGACATGTCTTCAAGCAGCTCTTTCAGGTCTCTTTTGACTGCCGGGTTGTTCTCCATATCAAACTTCAGCTCTTCCATCATGACCTCCGAGTAGTCTTTGTTCGATGCAACTGCCAGCTCATCTTGAAGAACAACAATTCCGATACCGTCAGTCATCCTGATAGCTTTATCGAGCCTCGATCCTATAGCCCCTCCTTCAACAGCCCACGCAATCTTACCTTGATTGTCTGCAAGGTCTGGGTGATCAGGACCTCCTCTCAGTTTAAATACTCTACCTGACCGAGTGACGTAGTCGCCAACCAGCATACGGTCAGCAAACATGAAGAAAACTTTCTTGCCGTTTAACTGCTCAAGGTTGACGCCGGGATCATTTACTGCGGGACTGAATCTGGCTATGACATCGGGTGTAAGCGTGAACACTCCATTCATAGGAGTGCCAGACTCAACGGGCTCCTGCATCTGTTTCCTGACCTCTGCGGGGCTGTCAGGCTCAGGAGAGAACCTGATGTCTGCAGGTGAAGATTTAATTTCCTCCTTAGGAGAAAGGCGAACCTCTTTGCCGTTCCTATATTTGACCTTAATGTCTGCACCATCGAAAGCTACATAATTGAATGCAACCTGTTCTTTGCCTCTGGGTTTTCTTGAGAAACCGTCTTTGTATTTTATGCCCTTAATGCCAAAGTTCTTTAGCATATTTGTAGCGCCTCGTTGACGGTCAGTGTTTAATACATCGTTTGACTCAAGCATTTCATAAATTCTTTTTCCAGTAAGTTTTTGCCTCAGAGGCCTGCTCCCAAAGCCAAGACCGTGTATCTCTTTGTAAAGTTTTGCCAGCTTGTATTTCGTTGAGTTGTAATAATCTAAAAAGGCAGCGTGCTCTGGAGTATTAGAACTTTCTTGATTTCTTGTATCCCTCACAAGCTCCACTCCCCCATCAATAACCTGTCTATAGTTCTCGCTCGTGATGCCGTTTGAATCCCCTATGCGCTTAATAGATTCCTTTACGTAATCGGGCTGACTGTCGTAATTGTCTTCCCATCGCAAGAGGCTTACATCATCTACGTCAAAATCAACCTCATACAAATACCCTTTAGGGTCTTCAATGTCACCTCTGCTCGCTCGGTTATTCCTGTAGAAGAAGTCGTCAAGTTTTTCGACTCCACTGCTTACAAAGGCTCTTCCTTCCTTTATTTTGATGAGTTTCATTTGTATGTCTCGCTTCATCTCGTCAAGACGCTCCTTCCTGTAACTACCTGATTTAACACTCTCAAAGTAGTTTCTAATCATGACATGAACGTCTGCCCCTAGGGGGTCCCCGTATACCAGACTGTATGTTGGCATCATCTCACCGTTCACGATTAAGTCAGGAGTCAAATTATCTCTGTAATGTTCAGCTATTTTTCTGGTTTCTGTAAAATACAGACCATACCCGAAAGCAGATGCACCCTCACCCGTTCCTATTCTTGACACACTAAACTCATCAAACTTATGGGGAGTTCCGTGGTATGCAGGGATGAACCGTATGATCCCGGGCTCTCTAGTTACGCCGCCGTTTGTAGCTGGTGTGTAAGGAGTAGAAGATACGCTGACAGAATTAGGGGAAGGCTGGAAATGTCCCTGACCTCTCTGGTAGGCAGCCTCAGAGAATGACATGACTGGCCTTCCTTCCTTCTGCTGCATAGCAACAATACGATCAAGACGGAACGATCTCCACGGGTGATCCTGTTTGCCTTCCTGCAGTCTTCTCTGTCTTGGTGTAAGCTCTACCTGCGGTATCTCAGGGTTACCCTTGACGTTCCTGATAGCTAGAATCTTGTTAAGAAAGTCGCTCTTGCGTTGGCTGCCTAGAACCTCTGCTGTGCGCTTCTCGCCAGAAGTCAGGGCGTTGATGTATGTGTTCAGGTCTGCAAACATGTTAGCCTCGGATCCGAAGACTTTCTGCATCTCTGCGCTCTCCCTGTAGAGTCTACTGGCTCTGGTCTCAGTAGTGCTCATGTCAAGAATCCTGCCAGCAATAGTTCCCGTCTTGGGACTGATGACAATGTCATACATCAGGCCGTTACGATTGCTGATAGGCAAGTTCCTTGCGCGGGTCTTGCCTAGCTTAGTCTTCATCGTAGAAGCGCCGTAAGTAAAGTTAGCGTATTGATCTGACTGAGAAATTTTATCAAGTTGCCTCAATGCTTCCTTGATAGTGTCATTAATCAACGGAGAATCGAGAAGTGCCTTGAGCTGTCCCGCACTAAACCTAGTCCCCTTGTAACTTCCGTCTGGCTGCTTGATGAGGCCGCCTTCAGAGTCGCTTACGTTGTCTAAGATACCGCCGATAGTTGTAGCCCTTTCTTTGGCCACACGCTTCTGCTCG